TTGCTAGGTCTTCGATATCATTAGCAAAAGCATTCGTCATCAAACGAACGAGATGATCCTCCAGAGCGCCACCTTCGATATTATCTTCAAGTGCCTCCGTTGAAACTTCCCAGTCAAGACGAATCTTTTTTGTGGTAAGTTCTACCTTCGAAAAGGTTGCACCTGCGTTTTCATAACTACCAAGTGCCTGTGCTGCTGCACGAATAACACGCTCGCCAACGTTGACCTTTTCGATCTCCATTGTGTTTGCTCGCATGGTTACTCTGCGACCATCCTTAGCCAGGACTGTTCCATCCCAAACATAGTCGATAAAACGACGAGCCTGTTCTGGATTCAAAAGACCTGAAAGTACTCCTGTTGGATTAACAGCGTTTGGTCCTGTCGTATCTCCATAGTTAGCGTTTGGGACGTTACCCAATACACCAGCAGCTGGATCTACAACGGAACCGATTCCACCTGCGGCAACTGCGCCTTCACCTTGGTAAAGACCTGGTGCTGCCGTTGGTTCTGGGCTCCATCCATCAGTTTCACTGCTTGGCTGATTCTTTAAAATTTTTTCTGACATTGTATTTCACCTCCATTTTTCTTTTTGTATTTTTATGCGAATAGGTCGGACTTTGTGAGGAAACGTCCACCCCATAGTGATTTGTTCTGAGTCTTTTCAAATAGAAAGGACTCCTGCACGACCTCTCCAAGGTCGCCAGACTTGCGAAAAGCGGTGTCTTTTTCTACTGCATCTACACGCTTTCCAAACTCATTCTTTACAGAATCAACATCTTGTTTAACACCCGATACGGTCTTGTTGAGTTCTTCTACTTTCTCGTTAAGAGCCTTAATGGTGTCAGCAAGCATGTTCATTGTAGAATTCATTTGATTGGCGACTGATTTTGTTGCCTCAATGCTTTCAGCATATGCTTTAGCTAGATCCTCATCATCAGACTTCTTCATGTCGCCCTTCATTTCTTCGGAATCATCTTCCTCTTCTTCGTCATCTGCTTCTTCGTCTTCCATCTTTTCAGTTGTTTCGGTATCTTCTGCCTTCTCAACTTCTTCTGACTTCAACTCTTCTGCAGCATCTTCTTTAACTGACTTCTCCACAACTTCTTCTACAGCGGCTTCTACTGTTTCTTCAGTAAGAACTTCTGCAACTTCTGTTGCTTCGTCAGAATTTTTAATTACTTCATTTTCCATTTTGCTTACCTCCTTTGCATCATTTTTGATAGTAGAAAGAATAGACTTTACTACTTCTGACTTTTGTGCGTCATTAGTTTCAACAAAACCAATGTTCTCCATATTCTTATCGCATCTAGGACAGTCTGATGAACTATCAGAAGATAGTTGAACTGTATCGTCCTCTTTACACCAGAATACGCTTTCAATGAGGGCTTTTGCGAGATATCCTCCTGCATGTCCCTTTTCAACACTAATGACATTTGCATACTGATTAGCAGGATTGTCAACAAGAGAAAGTTCAAAGAGATCATATTCTTTAATAATTCTGATTGACTTATCCATTTCCTTGTTGTACACATCTTCGTAATCTTTTACATTGCCACCGATTGAAAATCCTGTGAGTGTTTTATCAAGAACCTTTTCCCAGGTATCTTGAGCACCCTTACTTACATATGCAGAAACATAAATTCCCTTATACAATTCTCCAGTTGTCTGATCGTAGAATGAGTCTTCTTTAAAAGATACTAGCTTTCCTACTGCCTTTTTGTCATCATGCATTTCTCGAATGTTTCCACGGAAGCCCTCAAAAGCTTTTATGCTTGCTTCTGAAGGAACAACGTCATTCTGCCTGTCGATGTTATCCAAAGTAGCGAATCCTGACACGATTCTTCTTTCAATGTCAACCTTAGCTATAGGCATTGATAGCCTTAAGCTGTTTCCTTCTGATTCCCAATGAGCTTTAGAAATTTCCATATTAGTTACTATTATACCAACTTTTTTATCAAAATGTTATGAAGTACGTCTTCCTTCGCCAGCAGGGTTTCTTCCAGTGGTTGTAGCAACACTATCAGATGCATTATTTGCTCTTTCTGTGTCTCTTTGTCTGTTCCCTGCAAGATCTGCACGGGCATCAGTTGCCTGTCTTGGAGTCATTTCAAAAACTTCATCTCCATCTGGACGATGAGGCATTCCAAGTTGTTCTCTCGCTTCGTTTGGAGTGATAACTTGAGTCTTGAGATATCTTTCCAGAATCTGAGATTGAGAAACTTCATCAGTAAGAGTAAGTTCCTTAAACTTAAGACTAACCAAATCTGTTTTTGTTCTTACAACCTTATTAATCATTTTTTCAATATATCGTTGTGCTGGTCTTGTTACTTGTTCCTTAAAAGTTCTATCTTGAGACAATGCTGCTGCAAGACCTCCTGCATCTACACCGCCCAACTTTGAAAGAGGAACCTGATGTGCCATCAAAATGTTGTCACGATTTTTTTGATGATATTTATCAAAAGAAGCTTCTTGAACATTTGCTTCAATCGGAACCATTGTAAATTCAATCTTGTTTCCATCTTGATCCGCAGGAAGTGGGACGTACAGAGTTCTATGATTCTGTCCCTTAAGACCTGTTTGCAAGAATCTAAACAATCTATCCTCTGACTCACTATCAAGCTTTGCTCCCTTTACAACAACAATGTATCTTGGAACTGCTTTATTTTCAAAGTAGTCAATATTAAATTGAGCAGCAAGCTGATCTCCCTTCAAAGAAAGGTAGGCAGAAAGAATATCAGGTACACCATAAAAAGTATTCAAAGGGGAGTATGCCTTTAAGTGAATAACTTCGTTTGGTCGTGGATCTTCAGTAATTGGATTTGGATTAGTTCCCCCAAAGTTACGGAAATAAACTACTTGACCACTGACTATTTGAGTAAATCCATCTCTAATTCTTCTTACCCTCATGGTTGTTGCAGGAATGTGTCCAAGGTATCCAACCTCACCTGTGACGGTTCTTCCTACTTCTATATAGGCATTTCCTGTTGATTCAAGATCTAGATTTACCTTTTCCATTGTTGTGAGAAAGCTATCATCGCTGTTTAGGCTTTCTATCCACTCAATAGCCTCACCTTTGATTCTCTCAAGTCTTTTCCTGGCTTTATCCATGGCACTTTGATTTTCCATGTTTTCCATACGAATAACTACATCTGGGGCAGTTTCAAACCTGTACCCAAGACCTACCGTGTTGGCTACCTTTGCATCAATAGCAGCATGGTTAGCAAAGTTTGTATCATAAAAGCTTGCCAATTCATAAAGATTGTAAGGAGGGGTGATGACATCAAAAACACCATATCCATTTCGATATGCTTCTCCAGGATTTATTTGTTTTGTTTTAACTCCATCAATTCCTGTTGAACGTACCCCCGCAGTATCTGCGTATGTTCCCACTACTTGACCCATTTGATTTGTGGGTATATTAGAAATAGACTTTTCCATTTTATTTTCTGCTCTTGTGGTTCTACGTCTAAAGTTTAGATTTATTCCACTAAGATCTTTTAGGTCTTCCCAAGACTTATTAAATGGATCTTGATTAATAAATTCATTTTCTTCATTGTATTCATTTGAATACCTAATGGCTATCTCTTGTCTTTCCATTATTCTTGACTCCCATACTTAAGTAATGACTGTTGAGCGTCATGTACTGATCCTATATCGTTTAGGTTTGGAATCAATCCGTTTTTCATTCTATCAACCTGTTCTGAGTATTCTTCATCAGTTGCTCTTTTGATCCCCGCGTAAAACCAAGGATCTCCATCTGGTTCCCCATAATGAGACGCTGCTTTTCTAATTTCTGCGATTTTTGAAATATCATGCTTCATTGATGGAATGTTTAAAAGGTTACCTTGACCATCCTGAAACAAATGTCCACTAGGCAATCTCCAAAAATACAGACCCCAATCGTAACCTTTAGGAATAAAGGTGGCCTTAGACTTACCAACTTTTGGTTTTTTTGTATTACTCATGGTTGAATTATAGCAGATTATACAGGTTTTTGTGTTATTGTTAGCCAAGTTTGGTCTGCAAACATAGTAAAGTAGTCTTCCTCTAGAGACATTCCTGTGTCATCATCAGAAACTATAATGTTTGTTCCACAATATGCTGAATAAATATCTGCAGGAGTTATAGAAAACTCTGTACTTTCACCTAGTACATAAATATCTTTCCATTCATTTGGTATGGTGAGTACCCCATTTTCATCGTACCACTCTCTCCAGTCAACAATATTCAAAGGGTTTGGATCTTGATCGTTATAAAGAATATCCGTCCATATTCTTGGAATAACAATACTAAACTCATTCAATCCAGATGCTTTAAAGAATGAAAGATTGTTAAACCTTAAACCATACAGCATGTTTATTGATCCAGAATATCCAGAAAAGTCTAGAGGTATACTGAAAGAAAAGGCCAAAGCGTTCCATTCATCCTTCAGTATGTATGGATTTGTTACGCTTATTCCGTTTTGATAAAAAGTTAGGTTTGGATAATCTATCAATGTTCTTTGATCCCTGGCAGAAACATAATATCTTTTTGCAGTGCTATCTGGGGTGATAATAAACTCTATCGTTCCTTCTGTGTGATCCAAAGTAAATAACTTTTGAGATGTAGGAATTGGTTTATCAACATCAAACTTCACAAACATCTGAACAGCGCCAAGTCCATAATTAATACTTTTGTTTTCGTTTATAGGAACGATGATCCCATACTCTTTATCTGCATCAGTTTCCAAAACCCTAAGTCCTGTTTTTTCTGTTAAGTATAAGTAAGGTAAATTATCTTTTCCAATAAGTACTGGATTCTTTGATTTACCACTATAATATATTCCTGTTTTTACATATGGATAGATATTGTACCCACTTCGAGTACCTATAGGTGTTAATCCATTTTCGTTTAATGATTTTGCAGCTATCTCAAGGCTTCTAACTTTTAGAGGATTACTAATTATTCCATCTTGCTTTATGTCAAAATGAAGAACCATAGCAACATTCTCAAAACTAATTTTTTTAGGTGGATAGATAACTGTTCCATCAATAATCCTAAACTTAGTTTTATATGCTTGATATGGATTAATATTTGTATTTTGTTTTTCTGCATATACTGTATAGGAATCTGTTAAATTTTTAGTATCAATAAATCTAGATAGGGGCTCATCTGCTCCCTCTGCAAGAAGTTGGAAGGTTACATAGGCATCAAGAGACGAGCCACTTGTATCTATTTCATATTCTGTAAGAATGTTTTCTTTTAGATCTTCATAGTTATCATATCCACTTAAAATTGAATTATCCAATATTTCATAACTTTTTTGTATTGGATCGTTATAGTCATCAAACAACTCTTGGTATGTCCAGTTTGGATTGTCTACCGTTGTTTCAATAATTTCAATTAGCGATGGATATCCATAGTTAACTTGAAGGTAGTCAATGTCATAGGCTCTTGATCCATCTCTTGTTGTTATATAAGATGCAAAAGATGAAAGAGGAAAGTATTCTTCCCATTGAGCCGAAACTGAAATATCAAGGAAGTAGGTGTTGTATCTAAAGAAAGGTGATAGAGTATATGATGAATAATGATTCTCAAGCAAGGCTTCGTCATCATAATTTACTATCCCCGTGGCAAGATCGAAATGCTCAGATATTTCTTCAAAGTTTGACTGATCTGAAAATCCTAATCTATATATTTTTCCTTCAAATGTTACAGAACCATCTCCACCAACAAAAACACTTAAGAGTTCTGGTGATCCAAAGAATGACGAAAGCTCAAAGTTGAAAGATTGAGATAGTGTGGGGATGTGGAATCCAACTGCAAAGTGAGTGTTGTCTACTGTGATTCCTGTACCGTCTAACTCTTGTCCATCAAAAACATAAGATACGTCATATCCATCTATATTTATTTCAAATCTTTTTCCATTTAAATTGTTTACTATGTGAATAAGAGGTCTTGAGTAGTTAACTTCTTCCTCTACCTCAAAAACTCCGTAGATAGAACTTAGTGGTGTAGAAAGAAAGGACATGGTTTGGAAGTTTAGATAGCATTGTTCTGTCCAGTTGGTTCCAGTAACTGGTTCCCACGTTGAAGACTCTATACTTGGTCTAAAAGAAAAGAACAATGGGTGATCTTTTAAAGGATAAAGTAAATCATTCAAATCTTTATTGTCGGAATACCATTCTGATCTATCTCTACCCCCCAAGTATATATCTGGCAAAGAGTATCCTGGAACAGATATAGAGTTAGTTGTCGCAACTAAGTTGTTGTAGTAGCCAGCGTCCCACCTTTCCATGTCTGGGTAAACTTTACTGTTGCTATATTTTGCATTGGAAAATTGAACAACTGCTTCTTCTCCATCAAAAGAATCATTAATAAGTTCTACTGGATCAGTTCCCTGCCCCCAAACAAATCTTTTTCTTGCAACCTGCAAAGGAACTGCGTAGGGAAAAATAGATACACAGTCTATTTCAAACATACTAAAATCTGGGTATGAGTAAAATCCAATCCAATCACTTTCAGATCGAGATAGAGAAGCTCTGTCAACTGTTATCTGACCAACTTGCTCTCCATTAATAAACATAGATATATTTTCATCCTTTATCACTAAGTGAAGGAGCATTGGTCTATACCATTCATATACGTTATGAGATATAAACTTTTTATCAATTACCAAGGTGATAAATCCTTCAGTTACATATACCCCATCATCTGT